CCGCAAAGCTCAACGCGGCGATGAACCAGTTCCGCCAAGAGCAGGCGGGCGTCACGTCTTACAAGTGGATGACCATTCTCGACGGGCGGGAACGGCCGGCACACCACGCACGCAACGGCAAGATATTCAGTTGGGATAAGCCGCCCTACGATGGCCCCCCCGGCGTACCGATCAATTGCCGGTGCCGCGCTGCAGCTATCATTCCAGATGATGAGACGGGCGAACCGGCACCTGAAAGCACGCAAGAGGTTGCACCGGATGTTGACTTCTCCACGGTTGAATCGCTCATTCAGCGGGTCGGACTGACACCATCAAAGAACGTCTTTGGCTGGACGGCGAAGGAGGTTGACGCCCGCACGGGTGATCTGGCGAAGGTTCTCGAAGCGGTGCAGGCCCTTAAGGGTCAGGCATCGTTCGATGTGACCGGAGCCGAAGGTCTCGTGAAGTCTGTTTTCGGGTTCATGCCCGATGACAAGACACTGATCGATCTCGCTGGAGCTCGGGTGAGTTCCGCCTTTGCCACACGTCGCACGATCCTGTTTCAAGCTGTGAACAGCCGCTTGAACATGATCTCGGAGCTTCTGAAGCAGGCCAAGGCCGCAGCAAGCCGGGGCGGTATTGTCGAAACGACGATTGCGGAACCGGCATCAAGCACGATTACGAAGGCCGAGCTTCCAATCAACGGCCTCGCCAAGTCCGATCCGGCCCAGGTCGGGGATTGGTACAAGGCCGTCAGCAAGGTCACAGACACCGATAAGAGCGCCCTCTATCGCTATACGACGGGCATGTTTTCTCAGATCAACGGCGCCGTTCGAACTGACGTCCCGGATTGGCTCAAGCCGATCGTCGGGGAACTCGACACCGCACTCGCCAAAGGCAAGGTACCCGAAGGCACGTTCCTTTATCGCGGCGTCAAATCGGTTCTCGGAGTCGACAACCTTGACGATGCGTTCAAGGTCGGCGGTACGTTTAGCGACAGGGGGTTCCTCTCGGCCTCGACGAACTTCGATGAGGCGGCGGCCTTTGCGAGCACGGGCGACGGTTCTGGTGTCCTGCTTGTGATCGAGGCGCCGGGGAAGAACGGTCTGCCGATCGGCAGCATCTCAGGCTTTCAGTATGAGCACGAAGTCTTGCTCGAACGTGGCTTGAAATTCCGCGTGGTCGGAGATGGCCGTTACGTTCGCAAGGCCAAGGGCGGCAACATCAACGTCCGCATCGTCAAGCTAGTGGCGATCTAGCTGTGGAATCAACGCGGTATCTCGTGAGAGATAACTTGATTTATGCTATGATTTGCGCATGAAAACGCTCTCGGATTTGCTTGGAACTCAGACCCGATATGGCCGCCTGACTGTCCTTCGTGCGGTAGAGAGACGCGGCTCAATGCGGCGCGTTGAGTGTCAGTGCGATTGCGGGAACATCAAGACGGTGTTTCTGAACAACTTGCGGCGAGGACTTACGACGAGCTGCGGCTGCTACAAGAGAGAGCAGTTTCTCAAGATACAGTGCAAACGGTCCAAGACGACGAACTACGCCAAGATGCCAGAGTACAAGGCGTGGGGTCACATTATTCAACGGTGTGAAAACCCGAAGACAAAGAAGTTTCATAACCACGGCGGTCGCGGAATCAAGGTTTGCGAGCGGTGGCGCAACAGTTTCGTGGACTTTCTTGCCGATATGGGGAAGAGGCCGTCCGCAAAGCACAGCATCGACCGCATAGACAACGACGGAAACTATGAACCCGGCAATTGCCGCTGGGCAACCAATCTGGAGCAAAGCCGAAACCGCCGCACGAACCGCCTCATAACGGTCGATGGCGAAACGATGTGCTCAGTCGATGCCGCACGCAAATATGGCCTTAAGCGCCAGACGCTAGAAAAGCGTCTCGATCTTGGCTGGTCACACGAAGACGCAGCGAAGACTCCCGTCACCTAGGAGCCTCAATGACACAGATGCAGTTTGCCGACGCGGCCGAAATCAGCGGCACGCGGCGGACAGCCGACGGCTATCTGGTTGCAGATTGCCGTGTGGCTCGCACCGGCATTCAAGAATACATGGGCTATGAGATTGGCGACGAAGCCGAGCCCAATAAGGTCTATCGCATCTATCGGCCCGAAGCCGAAGTCTTCAAAACCGATAACCTCGCCAGCTTTGCACATCGTCCAGTAACTCTCGGACATCCAGCCAACGGTGTCACTGCCGACAACTGGAAAAAGGAAGCCGTAGGCGTAACGGGCGGCGATGTGGTGCGAGATGGCGGCTATGTCCGCGTGCCAATGGTCGTGATGGATCAGACCGCCATCGACGCCATTGAGAGCGGCACCAAACAAATTTCGATGGGCTACGTATGTAACCTGCTCTTGCAAAAGGGCACGACGGACGACGGCCAGCCCTTCGACGGCATCCAAAAGGATCTTCGCCAAAACCATGCGGCACTCGTCAAGGCCGGTCGCGCCGGTTTCGAGTGCCGCGTGGGCGATGAGATCCGCGATTCCCGTGCGCGTAATCCTCAACAGAAGGACACTCCCATGACGAAATCCGTCACCATTGACGGCAAGGCTTTCGAGGTGACGGACGAAGTTGCCGCCGCCTTTGCCAAGCTCCAAGCCGACAAAGACGCTGCCGTTGCGACCGCAAAGGAAGCTGGCACCGTTGTCGACGCTGCGAAGTCTCTCCTTGCCGACATGAAGAAAGACAAGGAAGCAGCGGACAAGGCAGCAGCAGATGCCAAAGCAGCAGCCGACAAAGCCGAAGCCGATAAGAAATCGGCCGACGACATTCACGCGATGGCTGCGGACCTTGCCGCCACGATGGACAAGGCAAAGAAGATCGCCCCCGATCTCGACACGAAGGGCAAGACAGCAGACGCGATCCGAAAGGAAGCCGTCTCGAAGAAGCTCGGTGACGAAGCCGTAAAGGGCAAGGATCAGGCGTACTTCAACGCGGCATTCGACATGCTTGCAGTCGGTGACGATGACCCGGTTGCTAAGGCAATCAAGTCTGGCCCGACCAAAGTTGGCGACGCCGTCAAGAAAGCCAACGACGACTACGACTCTTACCTCCGAGATGCTTGGAAGCGTCCCGCATCTCAGGCCACCAACTAAGGAGCCCCGCACATGCCTGCAGTTCAATCCACTTACAACGCTCGGCTGGCGGTAGGCTACGCCGGGCAGGTTGCCGACTTGGCTCTCCGCGATCAGATTTCGCGGGAAGTCGAAACCCCTGGCGGCATTGGCTTCGGCCTTGCCGTCATTCGCGGCACCAACGATCACGGGTGCAAGCTCGGCGCCGATGGTGATTTCCTCGGTCTGACGATCCGGGACATCACGCTCGACTCGACGCGCAATGACAAATTCGCTCAGTACGATACCGCTGGCATTCTCCAGAAAGGTGCCATGTGGGTCAACGCGGTGAAAGCCTGCGTTCCGGGCGATGGCGTCTATCGCACGCCGACCGGCACGCTCACCAACGTCATCGGCTCGCGTACCGCAACGTCGGCTGCAAAGGCTGGCGGCAACGCGGCCAATACCGGCACGATGGGAGCGATCACCGTTACGGGCGCGATTCCGGATGGTGTCTATCAGCTCCGCATCACAGCGACTGCGACCGACGCCGGCACATTCGTCATCACCGATCCGCAGGGTCAGGTCATCGGCCCGGCCGGAACGGTCGGCGTTGCTTACTCGTTCGGCGGCCTCGCCTTCACGCTTGCTGACGGCACGCAGGATTTCATCGTCGGTGAAGGATTCGACATCACGGTCACGGGCGGCAACGTCCTGATCCCGAATGCCCGTTGGGAAACCACGGCTTCCGCTGATGGCGACATCGCAAAAATCCGCCTGCTCTAATCCAGAAAGGATCAACACATCATGTTGCAATTCAATGATCAGGCGGCGCTGAGCTTCGTGCTGTCCCAGGTCTCTCACATCGAACCTACGGTGTGGGCGACCAGATACCCGGATATCACCTATCCGACCCTTCTTCCCATCGACACTTCGGCTCCGGCCTGGATCAAGTCGGTCACGTATTTCTCGACTGACGCGGCAGGTTCAGCGGCATGGCTTAACGGCCGCTCGGGTGACTTCCCGACCGTCGATGTCAGCCGTGCCAAGTACGAGACCGAAGTCCACATGGCCGGCATCGGCTATGAGTGGGACATGGAGGAAATCGCCCAGGCTCAGATGCTCGGCATCAACCTGACGGCGGACAAGGCCACGGCAGCCCGTCGCAAGTACGAAGAACTCGTCGAGGACGTGGCCTTCGTTGGCGACTCCAAGAAGAACTTCGAGGGCTTGCTCAACCACTCGGCCGTCACGGCAACGGGCGTTCCGAATGGCGCCGCGCGTTCGGGCTACACGCCTGCGCCTGAGTGGTCCACCAAGAGCCCGGACGATATCCTTCTGGACATCAACACGGCACTCTCGGGCGTCTACACGACCACGAACACGGTTGCGATGGCGGACACGCTGTTGCTGCCGGTCGATGAATACCTCGACATCGGCACGCGCCGTCTGAATGACCTCAGCCAGACGACCATCATGCAGTGGGTGAAGCAGAACAACGCTTACACCATGCTGACGGGCCAGCCGCTTGACATCCGTGCAGTGCGCCAGCTCTCGCGAGCAGGGTCGGGTGGCTCGGATCGCATGATCGTCTACCGCAAGAGCCCTGAAGTGGTGAAGATGCACATTCCGATGCGTCTTAACTTCCTCCCGCCGCAGGGTCCGCACGGCATGAAGTTCCGGGTGCCTGGCATCTTCCGCCTTGGCGGCGTTGACGTTCGTCTGCCGAAGGAAATTCGGTACTACGACGCCCTCGGAAACAACTCGTAATGGCGAAGATCACCAACACCGGCAGAGCCCCGCGAGGCCTGCCGCTGATCAATCGCAAGAGCATTGAGATCGGATCGGGGGAGACGAAAGACTTCCCTGATGCAGACTGGGCAGCCATCGCAGGCCGGAAGGATGTCAACGCTCTTGTAGCGTCTGGCGTTCTCAAGGTTGAAGGCGTTGCGGCTCAGGTCGCGAAGCAGCCCGAACCTTCGACGCAGGAAGTCCCAGCGGCTTCTGACGCACCGGCTCCGAAAGCTACTCGAGCCAAGAAAGGCTAGACAATGAGCGTCACCGTTCCGACAGCAACGACATTCAAAGCAAGACATCCGCGCTTTGCATCCGTTTCTGACGATACGGTGACTCTCTACCTCGCAGACGCATTTACCTATGTAAACGACTGCTGGAATGAAACCGACGCCAGCAATGCAGTGATGTATATCGCTGCCCATAAGATGATCATGGAAGGGGCGCTCGCTCCGACCAAGGTTGCTCTGGGGGTCGGCAACCAAATCTCGCGCGTGAAAGCAGGCGAAGTCGAGACAGAATTTGCCACTGGTGCTAAGCCTGACGGCATTAGCGGCAAGCTCTGGGCGACCTACGGCGGGACGTTCTATGGGCAGCAGTATCTTGACCTTGCCGCACGGAATGGCGGGCAGTCGGATGCGGCGGTGCTCGTCGTATGAGCAATGAGATTTTCGGCACCGACATTGCCCAGATCGTCAACGACACCTTCGCCGGCAACCTGCACGCCTTAATCCTCCACAAGATCACGAACACCTTTGACGACTACGGCGCTCCGGCATCGACCGAGGTTGACCATGATGGCGAAGGCGTCCGGTCGATGTGGAAGTCCTCTATCGTTCTGAACCGAGGCTATCCAGCCAATACGGTCAAGATCATCGTGCTGCAAAACGGGATCGTTGCCCCGTCGAAGGACGATGAAATCACGATCCTATCGGAGCGGTACCGGATCATCGACATCGAGCAAGATCCGGTAAATGCAACGTGGTCGCTGGCAGCGGTTGAATCGGACTGATGGCCCCGAAGTTCACGAACGTCAAAACGCTGACGGAAAAGATCAACGCCATCGGCAAGAATACAGGCGTCGAGGTGATGAAGGCCCTACAGCAAGGCGGCCTCGCAATCGAGAACACCGCGACGGAAGGCATCATCAACCCGCCGAAGACAGGCCGCATCTATCCGTCCAAGTACCGCAAGGGCGCCATGCACCAAGCCTCGGCACCGGGCGAGTTTCCGGCGGCAGATAGTGGCAGACTGCATCAATCGTTGACGACGGCTCCGGTTGAGAACGGGCCGCAGCGCTTCGTCGTTCAGACGGGTGCCAACACACCTTATGCGACCCACTTGGAGCTCGGCACGGCCAAGATGGCCCCGCGCCCCTTCATGGGCCCGGCTTTCGACGAGAACCTTGAAAAGAACAAGACCCGCATCCGCAACGCCGTCGCTCGTGCAGCCCGGAGCAAATAACATGGCCCTATTCAAGTTCGATAAGGACTTCAAATGGTGGGGCGTTGCACCGAACCGGAAATGCAAGATTTGCAAGGCACTGTCGCTCTGGATGTTCAAGGCCAAAGAAACCGCGATTGAGATTCCAGAGGAAGCGGCTGCGGCGGCAGAGGCTGCAGGCGTTGGCAAGCGCGTCAACTATGAGGCAATGCAACAATGAGAGCCTTTCTTGACGGCGTAGAACTGAAAGAGATCGTATCCGTGAATGTGTCCGGTGGGGTTGCGGTCGTGAGGCGGTACGCCCGTGACGGGGCAGGAAACCTCATCCTCAATCCTGACAAGCCAGATGAACTTCTCATCGAAGAACTGACTGGCTCACATTTCATTTTGAAAAGTGACAAGCCCTGATGACCGTTGACGCTGGCCTCGATCTGTTCAAGGCCGTTCGCTCGGTCCTTGTCGCGGATACCTATATCACGTCTCAGGTCGGATCAGGATCAGCGGCGCGTGTCTATTCCTCTTGGGGAAACCAGACCGTCACGGCACCATTCATTCGCTTTTGGCTCGGGACGACGGCACCCTTTGAGATGGATGGCGGCGGCGAAGGCTCGGAGACGGATTTCTCGGTTTACGTCTTCACATCGGAACCTGCACCTATCCTCTGCCGGACCATCGCGGCCAAGGTGAAAGACCTTCTGCACAACGTCGAGCCAGCCTTAGATGGCTCCGACTGCGTTTCGTTCCTGCACAAAAACACGATCATGAGCCGGGACGATGAAGACCCGAACCTGCAGATGGCCGTTGTCCGGTTCACGGCTCTGACGACGACGAAGTAAACCCCCGCCCCCGCAACCCTGACCATAGGAGGAGTCCCGCACATGGGCCTCTCAACGACCATGCACGCCGCTATTGAGTACACGCTCAATGGTTCACTCGACTTCGGTTCTGCCGTTGCCAAATACGACGGCGCGAAAGATGTGTCTCTCGCTTCTGGCACCGGAGCGCAGCAAGCTGATCTCGTCCATATCGATCATATCTCGATCGCTGCTTCTGGGAACACGACCAAAGACCTCGCGGGTTCGCTTCTCGATCCGCTCGGCAACGCCTGCGTCTTCGCCAAGGTCAAGGCCATTCTCGTCAAGGCATCTGCGGCCAACGTCAATAATGTGGTTATCGGCGCCGATACGAATGCTTTCGTTGGCCCGTTTGGTGGCACAACGCCGACTGTCTCTGTTCCGCCTGGCGGACAGTTTCTTGTCTCGGCTCCGGCGGCCGGCTGGGCTGTCACCGCAGACACCGCCGACACGCTGAAGTTCGCCAATTCCGGTTCTGGGACGGCGGTTGAGTTTGATGTGCTGATTATTGGCTGCTCGGCCTGATTTCCCTTCCACAAAATCTAACCTGATAGGAGCGCTGTCGCCATGACCGCTGCAACCACTCTTAAGTATTCGGAGTTTAAAATCCTGCTCGGTGATGGCGCAACGCCGACCGAAGTTTTCACGCCCATTTGTGGCCTGACATCGAAGGGCTTCAACTACACGACCGACACATCCTCGACGAACGTGCCTGACTGCACCGACGAAGACCTGCCTTCGTTTGCAGAGAAAGATATCATCTCGTTTTCGTCGCAGATTTCTGGATCTGGGGTTGCGACCAGGCAGAGCCTTGGGCTTCTGCAGGACTGGATCACGAGCGGAGAGCGCAAGAATGTTCAGGTGAGCTTCGCTGACGCTCCCGTTGGCGACCCGGAGCTTTATGCTGGTCCGGCCGTCCTTTCCTCTCTCAACGTCACGGCGAACAAGGGCGAACGGGTTCAGGTGGAAATCACCATCGACTTTGCAGCGAAGCCGACAGTGACCGACGCGACGTGATCTCATGAACCATCAAGCGGAAGTCACAATTGATTTTGCAGACGGGGCATACCTGTTCCGTCTGTCCGTCAAGCAGATCATTGAGCTTGAGGAAAAATGCGGCGCACCGTTCGCCGTCATCCATGCGCGATTGTGGGGTGGTGCGTACTCCGCAAACGACGTGGTTGAAACAATCCGTCTCGGGTTGATCGGCGGGGGAATGAATCCTCCCGAAGCAAAGAAGCTCACAGAGCGGTACAGCGTGCCGTTCCAATACAGTTTCCCCGTCGCTCGCGCCATAACTGGAGCAACGATGTGGGGGTTTGAGAAATCGCCGTTGGGAAAAGAGACGGCAACGCCAGAAGCGAACCAGAGCGCATCGACGTTGCCGAATACGTCAGAGCGGCAACCCGAGTGGGGCTCCGGCCCTATGAGCTTGGGCGAATTTCACTCTGGGAGCTGGCTGCAATGATCGAAGGGTTCAACGAGGCGAATGCTTCGGACGCCCCACCTCAGCCAAGCGACGACCTATTCAATAAAGTCTTTGGATCGGATGCCTGATGGCCGACGTTGAAAAACTGACCGTCACGCTCGAGGCAAATGTCGGCGCCTATAATGCCGATCTTGCCAAAGCGGCAAAGGTCACGGCGAACCAGACGGCAGCGATGGAGGCGAACTTCGCTGGCCTCAACAAGAGGCTCGCCACGGGTTTTGCCAGCGCAGCGAAAGCCAACGTCAATTCGGCAAAAGTCATCTCGATCGGCATGTCGTCCGTTGGCAAGGCCGCGCTGCAAACGAGCGTTGACAGTGAACGTCTCGTTAAAGGCATGAGTGCCGCCGCAGCCGTCACAGAAGATTTCGGCCATACGTCATCAATGGTTTCGACACAGGCTCAAGCCCTGTTCCATTCGATCCGAGGCATCGGTGAGGGTCTTGCGCTTGGAATGCCGATTACGCAGGTGTTTACGCAGCAGCTCAACCATTTGAGTTATGCGGCATCGGGGCCGGGTGGGCTCAAAACGGCATTCGGGCAAGTTCTCGGAATCTTCGGCAAGCTGTTCACACCGTTCCGTCTCGCAGCCGCAGGTCTTGCCGGCATCGGAGCCGGTGCGGTTGCCGCTGCGGTTTCGTTCGCCAATGCGCAAAGCAAGATCAGCCTGGCATTAACTGGTATCGGATCGGCAGCGGGCGTCACGGTCAAAGACATCAACGCGATTGCCGACAGTGTATCGGCTACAGGTGATATTTCACGATCGGAAGCAGCCGACATCGCAACGGCGATTGCTTCGACTGGCAAGGTTTCAGCCGATGTCACCAAGAAGGCGACCGGCCTTGCTCACGCATATTCGTTGGTGTTCGGAAAGGACCTCACAAAGTCCGCGGCGGATCTTGCTGACGCACTCGCCAACCCGGCCAAAGGCGTTGATGATCTGAATGCACGACTTGGCGCGTTCTCGGATGCCGAACGCCAAGCGATCAAGAGCATGGCGGCCCAGAATAACCTCGCAGGCGCGCAGAAGATCATCACGGACGGGCTGGAAAAGTCTATCGGTGAGGCAGCCAAGCAGACGACGGCATGGGCTCGAGCTTGGGATGCAGTCAGCAACGGCGCATCGAACGCATTCTCAGCGGTCGGTAAGACCGCAGGGCTTGTCGCTCAGGACCCGCGCGAAGCTCTTGCAGCAGCACAGGCAAGGCTGTCGAACCTGCAGCAAGGATCAACAGGAGCCATCGGCCGGCGCGGGTTCTTCACCGATCCGCAAGCCATTGGCGCGGCCAAGGCCGAAGTCGATAAATGGACGAAGGCCGTCGAAGATGCCGACAACGCAGCGGCCGAGACCAAAGCCAACGTCGAATCCGCAGAGTTTGGCGATCTGGTTCGCGGGATTGACCCGGCTCTTTCCAAGCTCCAAGGTCTCGAAGACACTCTCACGCGCATCAATAAGGATCTCAACGATCCGTCGTTGAAGATCGACGAAGCCACACGAACAGCCGGACAGAACGCAGCCGCCGCGCTCTCAGCGCAGATCGGACTTGAAAAGC